GTTGCCTCGCGGCTCGACACGGGCGTTGCCTACGCACCACGCCATCAGCCTTGAGCCATGATGCAGCATCGTCCCCTCGGCCAGCTTGCGCTCGGCGGTTTTGATCGCCCCACCCAGCTTCCAGCCCTGTGACACGCCGACGATCTTGTCCTGCGGCACGCCGGCATCGATCAGGCCGTCGAGGATCCCGCCAATCCCGGCAGGGTCCACACCGACCTTGTCGAGTAGACCGCTCTCTTCGATCGTGGAGACGATCTCGCAGACATCGTCGACATCCTGACCGACATGGTCGCAGATGATCAGATCGCCGTCCTTGGCGAAGTCGTCGAAGCGTGCGGATTCAGACTTCCTGCGCTCCAGGACGATCTTGTTCACCCACGCCGCATTCCATGTCAGCAAGCGTGCGCGCTCTCCGTCCTGGCCGGCCTCGCGCCCGACAACGGACAGCCCCAGCATGTCATCCAGTCCGCCGCCATCGATGCCGACGTCGACCACTTCGCAGCGCCGTAGCAGCTCCTCCAGCGTGATGCTGACGTCTCCCCGTTCCTCCCAGAAGTCGGCGCCCGCCCAGCGGTCGGACCGCAAGGCAAGTCCTATTTCGACGTTTGCGTGCTTGGCCATGAAGCCGCGGAACGATTCCTCTCCCGCTTCCTTGGCCTTGGTGTATTCCCGGTTCAGGAATTCCTCATCTACTGAGTAGCCGAGGTTCGGGTTCACCATGCCCAGGTTTTCAATGAGCAGGTGCTCCTTCACTTTGACCATCTCCGGCGGGTGCTCGAAGATGACAGGCACGAAGCGCGGATCCACAATCTTGCCGTCCCGAACGTCCCTGGCGTACTGCAATTTCTGGCGGAACACGCCTGCCGGCGGATCATCCGACTGCGTGGTCAGGTAGATCACGAAGCCTTCCGGCCGGCTGGCCAGCCCGCCTATCGCCTCGCGCAGCATGTTCTCGGCATCATGCTGTTTGCCGAAAAGCCAGACTTCGTCGACCAGCGTTCCGACTGACTTCTTGCCACCGACAGTGTTGCTGTCAGCCGCAACCACCTTCAACGTGGCACTGCTGTTCATGTGCGTGATGGTCTTGATGTGCGTCTGGACGTGCATGAGCGCATCCAGTTCGTCATCCTTCTTGACCATGTCCCGCGCCGGCGCGTAGCTGTTGTTGGCGATCTCGATGGTCGGTGCCAGGATCGCGAACTCGGCAGACTCGCGCCAGTTCAGGATCAGCGCCGTCATCATGATGCCGGCGGCCAATGTCGACTTGCTGTTCTTCTTCGGGATGCAGATGAACCACTCTGTGATCAACCGCCTACCGCTATCGGCGTCGTAGGCGCCGAAGATCGAGGCTACAAGGTCGAACACCCAGGGTGCGCATGCCTCTCCGAACGTCGGGCTTCCAGGCGCGTCGACGATGCGCAATTCCTTGAAGACGGCCAGCGCACGCTCAGCCTCCTCCGGGAAGATCGGAGGAGGGATGATCGAACGCCCGGACTGGATCCTGTCAGCCCAGTCTGGACAAGCGGTAGTCCACGCCATCAGACCTTACGTCCGTTCGCTGCGACCAACTTTGGCGGCTGCGCGGCAGCAAATTTTCCGGCACCGGCAGCCTTCGCCTTTTCTGCCTCTCCATCCTTCTTCCCTGAGTCACCTTTCTTCGGGTGCTTGTACTGGGTCGCAGCAACGGCCGCTCGCAGCTGCTCTCTGGTCGGCGTGATCACACCCTGCATCACGTCGAGTAGGAACTCGAGAGGATCCCGGCTTGCAGCTACCTCCGGCTGCTTCGGAGGCTCTTTCGGTTTCGGCTTGCGCCCAGCTCCAGGCCGGGCGCCGCCGCTACCGCTGCGTCCTTTTACTCCGGCCATTTTGAATCCATTTTGAAAAGTGGGAAAAATTGTCCGAATGCGTTGGCAAGCGGTTTCCAGCGCTCTGCCTCACAGAGATTTCCACCCCCCTACCTACCGCGCTCCATGCAGATCGCGAACCTCCTGAGCTGTCTTGGCGTCGTGACAGTCATTACACAGGCTCTGCAAGTTCTGGTCGTTGTCACTACCGCCGAGATGCAGTGGGGTGATGTGATCGACCTTCGTTGCTTCAGTCAGCCTGCCGTTACGCGTGCACTCCTGGCAAAGCCCTTTATCGCGCGTGAGGATGCGATCCCTGATCTTCATCCAAGCAGATCCCCGCGTGCGTTTCATCTCGGATGTCGTCGCCATGCCAATGCGAGATGCTGGCGCAGCGCTCACGCGCGGCTTGAGTGTTTGCAATCGGGCCATTGGTTACGAATAAAAAAAAGCCCGCTCTAGGCGGGCTGATCCAGCGCTCCGCAGTCGCTGGGGAGGAGACAAAGCGCAACAAAAAAGCCCGGTCGCAGAGCGTCTCCGGGCTTTAGTGTGAGTTATCGAACGTATCGAATTACGACTGATTATGGGGTGAAAATTCGGAATGTCAACAGACCAGTCCTCGAAACGACATTTCAGCGTCGAGCCTGTCGCGCGCCCGGTCCTCGATAGCGCGCAGGTGATTGCGGATCGAAGCCCAGCGGCTGGTCATCGTGTCTCGGTGCACGCCTGTCATTTCGGAAAGGTCTCCCAAGTGCACCTTCCGTCCAAAGTACTTCTGCACCAACCCGTCGACCATGCGGCGGTTGTGCACGCCGGTGCCGAGGCATGCGGAAGCGATCGGCACCAGTGCTACTTTCGCCTCGAGACTCTCGACCTTGTCCGTCGCGAATCGTGCCACGATCACGTGCCGCTCTGCTTTGTTCAGTGCCTCGACCATCGCGCGGATGATGCCTGCCTGGGCGGCGCCATCGAGCCCGTGCAGTCCCTTGCCGCTGCCGATCGAACCGCGCATGAGCCGCGCCATCGGCGTGGGTTGGTATTGCTGCGTGCTGTACCGGTAGGCGAAGGCGAGGGCGGCGTAGGTGCTGTCGAACAGCGGCTCAGCTTCAGCCCGTGATGCGGCTTGGTTGCTCATTCTGAATCGTCTCCTCCTGATAGGCCTTGCAGCGGCGCCCGTGGTTGCGGCGCTGCCCTTTTTCATTCTTCGAAGTGCAGATCGTGATTGTCTTTCCCCAGATCGTTTCCGTGTGCTCGCTCGCGCATCCCTTGCACGTCCTGGCTTCCTCAGCGAGCAGGATCTCGAGTGGGTTGCGGTAGAGCAGCCGAGTCGGCAGTTCACGATCGCCGGTGGTCACAGTTCAGACACCTTCACCGTTGCGCGTGCTGTCTGGTCATAGCGCTTGATGACGAACACGTCGCAGGCCTGCTTGTCGTCGCGCCACACGATTTCGTTGCAGGCGTCGAAGATCCCCTTAATCACGTTGTCGACGTCCGGCTTCGAGGTCGGGAAAATCTCGCCAGCGAGCGCCGCGTGTTGTTTCTTTTGGCTCCAGCTGGCGGGCGGCGTGACGTAGAGCCCGACTACGACGGACACGGCGCCCTCGATCACCGGCCGCCCGTTCATGGCTTCCTGCGCCTTCACCTTGACCAGGTTCTCGTAGATGGCGGTCTTCTCCGGCGTGTACGTGGTCACGTAGCTGCCGCGCCGCGCGAACTTTGGGCGCCCCTTGCCGACCGGCGTGCCGGGGATCACAAAAGCGATTGCTGCGTCGCGTTCCATTGCTGTTTCGTCTCCTCGATGAGTTGCTGCGCTGCGGCCTCTCCGCGTTTCTTCTTCACGTCCGCGTAGTACGCGAGGCGCGTCACTCGATCCCAGCGCATCACCGCGCGGGCCTCGCACTCCAGGCGGTGTTTCTCCCCCCAGGTGCAGTTCGGATTGCTGCATGGATTCGCGCCGCACATTCACACCCGCTCGCCGCGGTCGATCTTGGCCCGGCGCACCATGTCATCGGTGACGCCGGCGGCTTGGTAGACGCGGGCCTTGAACGCCGGGAAAGTCTCGTCGCGCTGCTGGGTGATGCCGTGCTCGGAGGCCTTGGCCTCGATGCCCGACGCGGTCATGAACCATTCCTCGGAGGGCAGGGCAGGGAGCGATGCGATCGTCGCGGCGTCGCGCCTGCGCCCCTCTGCCGCCGCGAGGATCCACGCGAAGCCCTTGCCCTTGGTCTTCGCCTCCGGGCCGATGGACGCGATCTCGTCGACAGTGAGTCCGTCCTCGAGCAGCCTGAGCAGCTTGGGGTGCTGCGGGCTCACGCCCTGGATTCCCTCTGCCTTCAAGCGCGCGCAAACCGTGCCAGCGGGGGTGACATTCGTGGATATACCGTTAGCGCTCGCTATAGGTTTTATCTGGTGTCTGGTGTCTGGTGCTTGGTGAGCTTTCACTTGGGTTTCGTTTTCGGAACCCATCAAAAACCCAGTGGGTTTCTCGTCGGTTTCGCTTGGGTTCTTCCGCGGGCGTCCGCCACGCTTCCCGTTTTGCTGCGCCGCTTTGATTTTGGTTTGTGCCTTGGCGATCTCTTCCTCGGCGCGGTGGTTGATCCACACGCCGTCGACCAGTTCGAAGAAGTCGCTGAGAACGGAGTCGACTGCCTGCTTTTCCTCCCGGGTGCGTGCTCGCGCGAGGCGGTGCGCCTGGTCGGCCGGGATGCCGCATTCGGTGGCGTAGTAGCGGTCGAGCAGAATGCCGTACGCCCCGTGCTCGATCATCGTCAGGTGGGCGGTGTCCTTGGCGTA